CTTAAGGGATATGTTGATTCAACAGACATCTCAAAGGCTATCGGTCAACTCAAGCTTCCAACAGATGATGTCCGTGCCGTTGCATCCTTCAAGGGTCAATGGGATCGTGCAGCATCTAAGTTCTTCCAAGTCTCTGCATCGATTGAAAAGCGAGCAGCACTTGGCCCAGAGTTTAAGCAGCAATACTGGAATGGTGTTGCAGAGAACATGAACCTTCTTACCAAGGATGAGGCAGTTAAGATCCTTGCTATTGCTGAGAAGGAACTTCGTGGTCTCAAAGTCTTTGGACTTAAGGCAGGGTTTGAGAACCCATCATTGGTTCGTATGCGTGAAGCAATCAAGACACTCGATGATCGAGGACTTGCTGCCGATGATATGCATACAATCGCAAATAACTTTGCTGCTAATAAACTACAGAAGCTTTACTACGATGCAATGCGACAGAAGCAGTATGCAGTCGCAGCTCGTTTAGTGGCTCCTTTCGCAGCAGCGTGGGGTAACACCATTGCTACATGGAGTAAGTTGATTGGCACAGATGTAGCCAACACATTCCGTCTACAGGGTAAGGCTCGTACTTACAAGGCTGCCAACGCTTTTGAATTCTTGACTCATCCAGAGACTGGTGTCATTTACGAATGGACTGGTCAGAACTGGAATGACCCAAGCCAAGGATTTATCTACAAGGATCCAACCTATGGTGATCCTCGTATGGTTATCCCTCTGGCAGGTAATGCACTTGGCTGGATGCTTTCAACAGCAACCGGTGAAGCAGTTCCATCGATGCCAACATCACTATCGATTCCATCTTTGAACCTTGCATTCAGCAACGAATTGCTACCGGGTGTAGGCCCTGCAATCCAACTCTCAATAGGTCGACTAATCCAAAGCCAAGAAGGTTGGGCAGCAGATCAACTCCGTGATGTGATTTATCCATTCGGAGCCCCTGAAGGTAAGACTGGAATTGTCGAATCTTTTACACCTGCTTGGGCCCAAAGAGTTCTTTATGGTCTAGGTGTTAACTCCTTTGAGGAGAAAAGTATGTCTACTCTTCGACCATTGATGACATACCTTGCATCAACTGGCAACTATGGAGAATTCCCACTTGGTGGAGAAGCACAAGCAAAGCTTCTTGAAGATGCAGGTAGAGTCAATCGAGTCCTCGCCTTATGGCGTGGTATCACACAGAATGTGGCTCCCGGATCTATTGCACCTCAGATTCTTGCCAAGGACAAAGAGGGTGAACTCCATGTTCAAGCTCTTATGTTTAATGACTTCTTGCAGATCCGTGCAAACAACCCAGACAGTTATGAAATTGCTGTAGCCAAGTGGGCTGATAAGTATGGCGAGTCAGCACTCTTTGCTCTGGTATCTGGATCTCGTGGTGGTATTACACCTACCGGAGATGCATGGAACTTCTATCAGAACAACCGCAAGGATGCCAATGCCTTGCCAAATGCGTTTGCCCTCTTCTTCCCCGGTGGACAATACTCACAAGAATTTGCTAAATGGCAAGCACAGCGTGGCCAGCGATTCAAGTTATCACCTGCCGAAATGCAGATGGAAGCGGCTCGTTATGTATACACAGCTCGTAAGGCTAAGTTACAAAGCGATGAGGCCATAGCTATCCAGCAGGGTGCAGATCCAAAGCAAGCCCATCAGGTCTACATGACTCGTAAGGCAGCAATGGATGATGACTTCGGTGGACAGCCAGACTTCCGTGCAGCAGGTGTTCCTCGTGAGACACTTGTCAAGGAAGTAACTCAGGCTCTTAGCAACCCTAAGTTTGCTGAAACCGAATCAGGTAAGGGCTTGGCTAAGTTCTTACAGGCTCGTGAGTCAGCGTTGAATTCTGTTGCAGAAGCAGGATACAAGACACTTACAGGTAAAGCTGTTGAAAATGTAGCACAATGGTTAGACCAAACTGCTTACCAGATAATCTCCGAACACCCAGATTTCTCTGTAATGTACTGGCGTGTATTTGCAACAGAGACAGGAAATAACTAATGGTTGATCTAAACAAGAACGGAATCGATGATTCCTTAGAGTCATCAGGAACAAATCCTTATGCTGCACCTTCTGTAGGTGGTGGTAAGTCATATCCTGCACAAGGAACTGGTGTATTCCGCCCGGGTGTTGTCTTCACAGATCCTAAGACTGGTAAGAAAACAGATGTAACTGGCAAGATTTATTCTGCCCTATATCAAGTTTCAGACCTTCAGGTGTATCAGATTCTTGGAGAACAGATTAAATCTTTATCAGATCAGAACCAGATTAAATCTCTTATGATTCAAGGTGGACAACTTGCTAAGTCTGATTTCCAGACTGCCTATTGGGGCAAGGCTGACACAGAAGCATTTAAGAAACTTCTTGGAGAAGCCAATGCTGATGGTGGTCGAACATGGCAAGAGAAGTTAGCAGCCATTGGATCTGGTGGTGGAGAACCAAGAACAACAACTCAGAGAGTTTCAAGTATCTCAACCAAAGAAGAAGCACAGGCAATAGTTCAGAATGCACTTCGTGCAAAACTTGGTCGTGATCCTCGTGATGCTGAATACAACCAACTGCTTCAGACTCTTACATCTGCTGAGAAGGCTAATCCTTCAATCACTACACAGACACAGACAGCACCGGGTCAATACTCAACTACAACAACTGGAGGCCTATCGATGGCTGGTAAGGGTCAAGTAGTTGAACAGGCGATCATGGCTAACCCAGAGTTAGAAACAGAAGCGGTCAACAAGACTCTTAATTCATACGGCGATGTTATAGCGAAGATTGCAGGTGTCCGATAATGGCAGATCAAGTAAAGCCTAAAGGCACTATTGACATCAATGCACTTCTCGAAGCTGAGAAGGCAAGAGCCGCTAAGGCTAAGGCAGAATCAGAAGCTGCTGCTAAAGCCAATGCTGCCCGAAAGGCAGCGAGCCAATACGATCAAGCAGTCAAGTTTGTAGTTAGCCAAAAGAATGATCGCATCCAATCACTCGAGCAATCTATTGCGGATAGCCTATTTGGAATCAATCGTATTGTTAGAAACATTGCAACAAACACAGCATCACCCGGTGATGAAAGAGAACTTAAGCGTTTAGAGAAGCTTTACAATCAAGCAGTAGAACAACAGAATACTCTTCTTAAAGAAGTAACTGGTCTTACAAAGAATACTGCTAAGTTAGATACAAAGACTGGCAAAGTAACGGTTGGAACTACACCAACACCTGAGACAGGTGGAGCAGTAGGTGGAACTAAAGAAGATTCCGATGGCGATGGTATTCCAAATATTTCAGACAACCTTCCTAATTTTCCAAATCCTAATCAGGCAACAGGCAGAGTAGGCGGAGGCCCAACTGTTGTAGATCAAGCATCAGGTGGCGATAAAGGCGGCAACAAAGGTGGTAACACCGGTGGCAATACTGGTGGAAACACCGGAGGTAATACCGGCGGTGGGGATAAATTCACCGGTAAAGGAACTGCTGATAAGCCATACCTAAAGAACGGTAAGCCATTTACAGGAACTGCTGGCGGTAAAACCTATCAAGGTGGAATCGTTGTTGATCCAAATGCATTGACACCAGAACAGCAATCAAAGCTTGGTGAGTATGGCAGCAAGTATCTTATTGATTACTTTAAGGCTAACTACCCAGACATCTATAAGAAGCTTGAAAGCATGGCACGACTCGGTGAGTCTGCCGCCAATGTTGAGGCATACCTTTCAGGAACTGCTTGGGCTAAAGATGTCAATCAAAGAACTTATGCACTTATTGGTGCAGCCGAACTTGCCAATGGTCTCAAGTTAGATCAGGCAACTAAAGATACTTACCGAGATCAATACCTTGCCAAAGTCAAGAGCATGGATGAAATCAAGTATGACATTGGTCTAAAGACTATTGCTCAGTTCCAGTTGGATACAGTTAAGCCAGATGTTGCTAACTCTATCCGTGCAGGAAATACCTTTGCTCAGGCTGCTGCTGACTACATCGAGATCTATCGTAAGAACCTTGAGATTGCATCATCTGCTTTTAAGATAGATGATAAGCAATTCCAGACACTTCTTATTGGATCATCTAATATCAGCGACTTCGAGAAGAAGCTTCGCCGAACTGACCAGTATCTATCTCAGCCTAAAGTCCAGCAACAGATCAATGCTAACAAGATTATGGTTACTACCAAGTATCGTCAGTTTGGCTTGGCACTTACTGCGGCAGCAGCAGATAATCTTGCAAAGAATGTTTTCCTTGGAGATACATCTAACGAGCAGATTGATGAGAACCTTCGTCAGGAAGCAGTCAAACTCTTCCCAGCGTTCCGTGATCGTATCCTCAATGGAGAATCCCCACTATCTATTGCAAGCCCTTATATCGGTGCAATCTCTCGTATCCTTGAGGTGCCAGAAGGTTCACTAGATCTAGAGGATGCAACTGTTCGTAAAGCAATGATTGGCTCAACAACAACTGTCGGAGACAAGACTTCATCAACAGTCACTCCATTGTGGCAGTTCGAGCAAGACCTATACAAAGACAGCCGTTGGCAATACACAGCCAACGCAAGAGCTAAAGCTGACAGCATCTTAGTTGATGTCGGCTCGAGATTCGGAGTGATTCCATAATGGCAGAAAAAATACCAGTTAAAAAAGGTGACACCTTATCGGGTATTGCCAAAGCCCAAGGCACTACTGTTGCCCAGATCCTTGCCGACAACCCGACTCTTGCAGCTCGTCAAGCAGCAGGTCAAACAGTTCTCTTTAGTGGAACTAAAGTTCTTATTACAGCTCCTAATCAAGCAACCAATCCTTACGCCGCTGCAACATCAGGCCCTGCCGCAGGTGCAGGTGCAAATGTAGGAACAGCAAGTGTTCCGATAGATGCAGCTTCTGATGCGTTACGCAGACTTACATCTGGACAGACATTATCAGATGCTGATAAGAAGATTCTTGGCATGGGTAATACCGGTGTAGCATCTAGCGATACAACAGGAATTACAGATGGATCAGGAGATAATCCACCTGCTGGAGTAACCGAAACTGGTCGAGTAGATAACAAAGATGGAACTTTTACTGTTACATACAGCGATGGAACCACAAAGGTTATCGGAACAAAAACAACTGGCAAGAAGATTCTTCGTCAGTATTACTCAGGATCCGGTGCCAACCGTATTCAAATTACTGAATATGATGATGGCACAAAGGACACAACTCCTGCCCCAGAAGCAGCAACAGGTCTTACAGCAGATGATGTAAATAAACTTATTCAAACCGCCCTTGCTAACCAAACTGCTGAAACTCAAAAGTTGCTTGATGCACAGAAGAAGCAACTTGAAACCGCTAAGCAGGAACAGATTGCAGCCCAGCGTAAGTCAGCATTTGATGTTATCCGTGAGAAGTTTACTTCAATGGGTATCAAGGATGTCGGTGATGATATTGCAGCAATCTTTGCTGGTAAAGGCACAGATCGTTTTGGTAAAGCATTTGATGAAATCCCTACAACTTCAGAAGGTTTTTACCTTCAGTTGATTAACACCAAGTCTTACTACGAACGCTTTGGTAAGGTCAATGAAGCTCGTCTCAATGCTGGATACAAGGCACTAGATGAGAAGACAATCGTTGGAATGGAAGATGAATACCAGAAGGTATTAACTTCATACAATATGCCAACAGGCTTCTACGATCAGACAACAGACTTCCAATCTTTCCTAAAGAACAACCTCACCAATGTCGATGTTGCAAACATCATTCAGGCATATCGTGACTTTGTGACAACAGGCACAGATTCCAATGTTCGTAAGCAACTTAAGGATCTATACGGTATCGGTGACGAAGCCCTTACTGCATACATGATTGACCCAGCAAAGGGTCAGGGAATCCTTGAGCAGATTGCTGGAAAGAACATGAATACAGCAGCAGCTCTCATCGAAGGTCTAACAGCAGAAGAAGCAAATATGGCTCAGACCTACGGTGCAGGATCTCTTGGTTATGGATCACAACGCCAGAAGTATTCACAGGTTCAGCGTGAACTCCAGACAACTGGAAACCTTGCTGCTATCTATGGTGAGAACTTCGGAGCCAAGGAAGCAATCGCTGCCGAGTTTGGTGGAGATGTCCAAGCACAGGCACAAGCAGCACGAATTAAGGCAACAGGTGCAGCAGCATTCGGTGGCACAAGTGGTATCGGATCTAAGGCACTAAGAGTTAAAACAGTTTAAGTAACAGGGTGATTGGCAATCATCCGGGTTCGAGACCCGGACACCCACTCCATCTCTAGAAATGCCGGAACTTGAGATGAGTATAAACCCGGAAGTTGGAGCCAATGCATTTCCCCGATTGCATTGTGGCCAGCGACTAACATGAAAAGGGAGTAGGACAAATGTCCAATTACGAACTGGAAGAGGATGACTTCGAACTTGATTCGAACGATGTTCTCGGACAACTACGCAAGGCCAATAAGGCAAAAGAAAAGCAACTGAAGGAAATTCAGGAAGAGCTTTCCAATTTGCGTAAAGAAAAACGAGAGAGAACTATCTCAGAAGTCCTTACAGCTCGAGGAGTGAATCCGAAGATTTCGGCTTTCATTCCACAGGACATCGACCTCACGGAGGAATCGTTGTCGTCATGGCTCACAGAATACGGAGATGTATTCGGTGTGTCACAAACCAACCAATCAAATCCAGCAATACCAGAAGGATTTATAGATAATTACAAGAAGGCTCAAGCAACTGTAGACGGTGGCATTAGTGCTGATCGTGAACAGATGATTCAAGCCCAAATGGATGAGGCCGCTGCAAAGGGGCCAGATGCATTAAAGCAATTATTTACAGATCTTGGTAAAGCTGGGTACTAACCCAGAAAGGCGGTGCCGTAAATGGCAACCACTCAAATCTCTGGTGTAGGCAACTTAGTAGTCAATGCATATGACACATATGTAAGAGCTGCACTCCGCTCACTTCCTGTCATGCGTTCAGTCGCAGATGTACGACCAGTAGCCCTCACCAACCCGGGAACTACTCTCAAGTTTGCAGTTTATGCTAACTTGGCAGCAGCAACCACAGCTTTAACAGAAACATCTGATGTAACACCTCTTGCATTAGCAAACCCATCACAGGTAACAGTTACTGTTACTGAATACGGTAATGCTGTTGAGCAGACAGAGAAGGTCAATATGGCTTCATTCTCTTCTATCGACACCATGATCGGTGATGCGATTGCTTACAACGCTGCTGATACTTTGGATCAGCTAGTTGCAACAGCACTTACATCTGGCTCAGTAGTTAAGTACGGTGGAAGCCGTACATCAACAGCTACACTTACAGCTACAGATGTTCTTTCAACAACAATGCTTCG